TCACGCTGTAAATAAAACGTTCCTATGAGTAACAAAAGGCAATGTTGCAAGGCCTTTTTAGAACCTTGCAGCGTTGCTAAATCTGAACAAATATGATTTTGAACAACCAAAAACGCAACTTCTCGGAGGTGCAATAAATAATCATCCTCAAGTTTGTATTGTTGCTCGATATTAAGATGAGTTCTTATCATCTCCAATGTAACAAATTCTTCTGCCATATCTGCATAACGTTATGAATCTTATTTCAATGCACCAACCTTAATTGTTTCAGGTCTAAGCACTTTCACGTCGCAGTAGAAATTCACTACTAAGCGGACGAGGCCACTTGCGGCTTTTGTCATCGGGTCAACTGTAATATCCAAATTTCCCCAATTTGCAATCACGACATTACTAAAGTCACCATATGCAAAGCGTTTTTCTGCAATGTTGCTTGTGCTGAGGGCTTCCGTTCCATCAACTGCGCCGTTTTCATAAACGAGATTTGTCGTCTTATCACCCTTCACCATGTTGCGCAATGCACCCTTAGCTTTTGGAGAAAGAAGATAGACAACTTTGCCATCAACATTTGCATTCTCAACTTCTGCTTCTAAGTTGGTAAGATCTACAAACTTGCTAACTTCTGAGAGGGGTGCGCCGTTATTGTAGAAAATGCCCTCAGGCATGGTGTTTGTGCCTTGTTCAGAACTGAGGAACGTTTTTTCAAGTTTGGAATTAATCGCTGAAAGAATCTCCTCGCGAATAACTTGCTCAGCCGAGGCTGAATCTTGTAATAAGAATTGCTTGGAAACGTCTACAACGCAAGACAAACGCTTTGGAGATAATTTCACGTGGGTGAATGTCATATCAGTTGCGGCCGTCTCGCTTGTTTCTCCCTCCCAACTACAATTTGCAGAAGAAGATAACGGGAATTGTACATCGCCCGTAAGATTCTCGAGTACTCTTGCGCCCGCCTGAACGAGTACAGATTTGGCCTTTAATGACCCCATCACCTCAAATAGGTTATTTGCAACGATATCTTCACCTTCACTTTGAACAGTGATTGCACGCTCTTCATAATTTGAAGGCAATTGGATTTGGCCTACCAATGAGAGGGAACGATTTCTCATCTCTTTTTGACCCTCTAAAACCACAGCTTGTGCGATTGGGTCAAGTGAACGATTTTCCGCAATTGCGCGGATTGAATTAAGTAAAGAAAAATTTCTCTTTTCCATTTGTTTCTCTGTATTATTATAATTATAATTTTGTTCTTTGGTTCTGAGTTCTGTTTCTAATTCATTGATTTCCTCGTTGATATTAGAAATGTCCTTGCGGAAATTATCCATCTTACACTTGTCATCATGGCTAAATGCCCTAATTTCCAATTTCCGCTTCTCGCAGATTTCACGGACTTCTGAAACGATTTGTTCCTTCAATTTCTTTTTCTCGGAAATCTCATGTTTTATGTGATGTGTACTTCTCATGATTCCTTTATAATATAATATAAATAGTCTATTATTGTGTTTTTTACAATGTTTGGATTACAAAGACTCAAATTCTTTTATCGTTGAATCCATAATAGCGTTTATCTCCTCTGATTTTGCCCTCACATCGTTTGCGCGATTAGATAGTTCTAATGTTCCACCATTTGGATATGCGGGGTTGAAGACCGCTGAAATCTCATACAAACGCATTTTATATATTTCATGGCACAATTGCGGGTGCTCAAACGATTGCCCACCACAATTAAATTGATAGTTCCATTCATCACTATTCTTGTCCTCGTGAACTGAAAATCCAAAAGACATGCCACCCAAATCCCCACGTTCAATATATTCTTTTACTTCACGTCCAACCTCTGTATCGGGCAACTCAAGCATAAAGCGCAAGCCCTCATTCTCAACAACTTCAAGCATAAGACTTCCTTCCTTCTTGTCATCTTTTGGACGATGAACGCCGAGTACCTTTGTTTGGTCGTGGTTATAATACATGTAGATGAAACTTTTATCGATGTCTTCTTGCGTGATTGCGGACGGTCTTATTATCTCATAAAAATCTCCACCAATCAATTGCGACCAACAATTAAACCTGATAGCCCAACCGCTGATAACATTTCCTGAAAGTTCAATTTTGCCTTCTTGCTCAAATGAACGCTTTTCAATTTCCTTCTGTTCCTTCATTTTCTTCTTGTGTGTCTGAATTATTTATCGTGTTTTGTTCAAGGTCACTATAGGCCACAAAATGCCTATCACCTTCTTGTCCTATGCTTTCAAAACCAATTTCATTTCTGACTTCATTGATAGAGAGACATCCATTTTGCAAGAGCGTTGAATAGTAAGCCGCTTGTGCGCTTTTGCTCATTCTAAGCATTGAGTTCTCATCAATATCGATTTTATATTTGCCTTGACTTTGAGGGCTGAACATCTTGCGACTGAACTCGTGTTCTATCATTGAAATGTAGTTCTGAATCGTTGTTGTAAGGAACAAGTTCATTAAGTCCTCCACATTGCTTGTTTTATCTCCAAGGCCAAGCAACGACGGCGGTACTCCAAAGAATGAACAAATCTCTATCGCATTAAATTTGCGAGAATCTAAGAGCTGCATTTCTTCTGCGTTGGAACTCAATGGAGTATATTTCATATCGCCCCCAAGCACCAAGACACCATTTTGGGATTGCGTCCAATTATTGGCAATATCTTCTTTCTGTTTCTTGCTGATTGGGCTAAGTGTATTCAATACCCCTCGAGAGGGCTGCCCACCACTTTGGAATATCTGTTTTGCTGAATTTTCCGCCCCGTGTGCAATTTGCAATTGACGAGCGGCAAAACTAAGTACAGATTGGCCGTGTATTCCATCACTTGAATTGTTCTGCAAGTGGATTATATCAAAAGGCTCAATCTTCTTCACCTTATTCAAGAAAGGCACTTGGTAATACAATTCTTGCTTTTGCTTGTTCCAATACACCGACACATCAGACGGCTCTAAATATGTAATGTCCACAACATCACCTTGCTCATTCCGATTCAAGTAACAAAAGGCATTCCCCCTTAATAGGACATCTGAAATCAACTTCTTCATGAAGTTGTATCTTGTCATCACCATGTTGTCAAATACCTTCTGTAAGCGATGATTTTTTTGTTCTCGTGTGTTTCCCTTCTTGTCGATATATAAGACGTTCAAAGGTAAATTTGCCACCGTTGAACTGATTAAATCGACACACCTGTAGACCGACGAGAGATTTTGTGCACGGTCGTTGTTATTGAAAAGGTCTTGGAATGTATTAAGCCCTTGCCCGATTCTTTCTTCATAAGAAATAGACGGCTCAAAATTCCGCGTTTCTCTTTTTATTGTCAAACCAAATAGTTTCATTGGTATTATTGATTTTTTCTATATTATATTGAGGTGTCAAATTGGGGTTGTAATAAGTAGCCCCCGAGTGCACTGAGCATGGAAATTGTTGAATCGATTTTTGCGCTTCCTCCTTTTGCACCACCTTTTTTCACGGGCTTGCAATTCTCGTTGTGGTCAAATTTCAGTTCTACATTGTCAAAACAAAAGCGGGTCAAAATGTTATTATCAATTCTGCAAGCCCCCATCTTCAACAAACGTTCAAATTCCTTGGTTGGTCTATTAAACGACCAAAGCGCTTGTGAAAATGGAACGAGGGGCAATCCCTTTGCTGTTGCGTCAATCGCCCATTGGGTAGCATTATAGCTATCATAGAACACACCCCCGATTGTGTAGCGTTCCGCAATTTGAAGAATTACTTTTGTTACCTCAGAATAATCACAAACATTTCCGTTGGTCACTATGAGATCACCGCGCCTGCTTGCTTTCTGATATAATTCTTGGTTCATGTTCTGTTGAAGCGATAATTCAGGCAAGAAATGCCACGTTTTGAAGTAATATATCCCATCTTCCACAACCATCATGCTGAGCGCTGTGAGGTCACATGTGCTCGATAAATCTACTCCAAGCCACACAATAGTATTATCAGGGTCAAATTGGTCAAGGCTTATATCGCATGTGACATTTAATATCTCATCATGAGTTAGCCACGTTTTTTCATAGTCAGTTAATCCCCACTGACCGAAATTCTTGACCTTCACAAAAGGCTCAACCGTTGGGCTGTTGCTTGCCTTGTTCACTTCAATCTGTAATTTATCAGGGTATAAAGTTTGGTTTAAGCTCGGATTTGCCTTCTCCCATGTATTTGGGTCTTTATAGTCGTCCCCCTCATCAAGACAATAGATAAAAACGAGTTGTGAATCATCTTGCACTTTTCCGCTCATAATCTCAATCATCTCTTTTCTCTTGGTATAGGCAACGCCGTTCATGTCAAAGCCCGCCGAGGTTATGATTATTCCCATTGGATTGCGTCGCCCTTGCATACCTGAACACATGTTGGCATATACTTTTTCAGACGTGGACTCGTGGTATTCATCACAGAGGTAGCAGTGAGGATTCAGGCCGTCGAGTCTTTTTGCTTCTGCTGCAAGACAACTAATTTGAGAATTGGTCATCGGGAACTTAATAGAATCCCTGAAACGATGAAATAGCTTGTTCTGGGGGTCTAAACCACCTATGAATTTATGCGCATAGTCATAGGCAATTAAGGATTGTTTGTGTGAATTTGATAAAAAAAATACATCACTTG